TCGGCTTCTGCCATGCCTTTTTGTTTTTTACGCAAGGCACTATTGAACTTGTCATCTAGTCTATTGTATTTGTCAGATGCTTTTTGATCTCGGCGATCGTCAGCATCAGCATATTTCATACCTGCCTTGTCTCTTGCTCTCTTTAGTAGTTCAGGACTTAGTTCATTGAGTTGGCCTTCGTCATACTTGTCATACTTGTTACGAACTGGATCAAGTGCTTTGCCTTCGCGGCCTGCTTTGGCCAAGGCCTGCATGCCTTGTTTGCCATACTTTTCATAGCCTTTGGCTGCGCGGCTCATGCCTTCTTCTTCTATTTGGCCAGATTTTTTCATCTTCTGGAACTGAGCACCTGCCACACGCTCGCCAGCAGCCTTTGAACCATATTCTTTGCCGGCCTTCTTGGCCAGGGCCGCAAAACCTGTTGTGGCATTGTTGTGCTTGCCCATGTCACGCTCATTTAACTGGCCGTGTGTTTTAGATGGTGTGGCACGAATTTCGTCCAGTTTTTTGTTTAAGTCGTAAAAAAATGTCATTATATTATCCTCTTGGGTTTGCGCCAGTGGCTGGCCGGGGTTGACGCTTGATATTGGTCATAGGGCTCTTGTTACCCATTGGCAAATCATTTGTGGTTTTGGCAGGAGGAGTCTTGCCTCCGGCTACAGTAAAGTTAGTACGATATGCATTCTTTAAAACTTCGTGATCGTACGGACCAGTTGCGTAGTCTTTCTTGAGTGCTCGTTGTTCTGCATCAGGAGCAGGATATGGTGAGTCCAACAAGTCTTTGTTTTCGTCTTCAATCTTGTTGTTTTCAATATTGAGACTGTCTTCATAACCGTCTGTGTTCATCACAATCCGATTGGGATCTAGTCCCAACAATTGTGCCAGTTGTTTGATTTGTGGCTCAATGGCTGGATATTTGAATTCCACATCCACAATGCTCATTGGCTGATTGGGAAACGCTGGAAAATCAGGGATCACTCGGCGAACTGGTGTATTCTTTGGTTTAGACATTTTGACAACGTCAAACTGAGCACACTTGTCTTCGAGTTCTCGGAAAAAGCCTTCAGGTACATCACCAATTACCTTGATGCGGTAGGTGTATGTACGTTCGCTTTCGGCTAGGTATTTGGCAAATGGTTTCATATTCGATATCCTGTTTACTATTTATTCTTTTTGTACGTTTTGGCCTTTGCCAATAATACGTTCCAGCAAATCGTTGCGGCTCAAAACCACTCCGTGTGCTGTTTGTGCGGCGGCTATGCCTTCGGGATCTTTGGCATCCAGGGCCTGTTGCTGTTGATCCAGGCGCATTTTCTTCATCTGTAGATCAATCATCTTGAGTTTCTTGTCTAGTTTGGCTGTTTTTGCTGTGATGGCGTGGCCCAGCATGTTCGATGCTACACTAAAGATTTCGCTGGCAAATCTTGAATCGACCTGAAAACCAAGATCCATTAAATCCTTGTAACTGCCAGTGGCCAAACCAGCAAGTTCATCCATTTCGGTGTCTGTGGCTTCAAGTCCACGCACAGCAGGCAACGCACCATCAACTTTGTCAATGGCGTCATCTAGTGCTTGTAGTGTTTCTCGATTGGTGGGAAGTGTGGGTAGAGCAATGTCTACTTCTTCCTGAGTTGGCGGGAGATCAAAAAGGTCTTCAAGTTTGCGTGTCATGCCAATATTTAGTGGCTCACGCTCGACCATTTACAAACATGTCATTCTCAGTAATAACTCTAAATGTGAGTCCGTTGCGTCGGGCCCATTTGGTCGCCGCGTCCCACTTACAGTAGTTGATCGCTACTATAGTGCGGTCTCGGCTGTTCATTTTTGACTCTATCACGCTTTGCTTTTTGGGTTTAATTTCAATCAGTTCAGCCCGCATTTGATTGTTTTTGGTACGGTATGTGATCAAAAAATCTGGGATATATTGTGTCATCTTACCTGTGAGTGGATGACGATAAGGGATGGCAATGCTTTCGCTAGCCCATTGTAAAATATGATCGTTTGAGTCCAGGAATCGCATAAATGACAATTCCCAACCGGATCTGTAGCGGGGCTCACCGTTGCCCACATACTTGGCACGGTTGACCACAGTGTATGTGCCTTGTGCCCAATGTGCCATTATTGTATGACGTTTCTGGCTGCGTAGTAGTTGGGTGCTACAGCAATGCCCACGCCCAACAAGGTAGCACGATTTCTGATGCTGTTGAGATAGTAGGCCATGTTGATGTTGAGACTCAGGCCCGGATTGTTGTTGGTATTGCCTGCTTGAAATGACTGTAGCAATGTCAACGGAGGAATATTTGTATCTTGAGCCACTCTAAACAAACTCACAGTAAAGTTGTCTGCGGCTTGTTTTGTGGTCATCACACTCTTGAAGTAACTGTTGACCACATCATAGTCGCCCACAGCAATGTTCACGTCATAGTCGTAGAATGTGTCAAACACTCGCACTGTTTGATCAATGTTGTAGTTGGTATAGTTGATGCTGGCCATAATCAATTAGTTAGTTGGAGGATTTTGTGGTGTAGGATAATACATGCCACTTGATCTGCCGGGAATTTGTCGCATGGCCGCAGGTATAGCAGAACCTTTGAGATAGTTTGTCCCCAGGGCAACTGTTTCGTTAACGGCAATGCTCTTGAGGTCTTTGCCCTTGAATGTGTTGTAGGCTGTGCCGGCTTTTTGTACAGCACCAATAATGCCCAATGGTCCGCCGCTGGTCAAGTCTTCTATGATGCCGCCGGCGGCATCCAACAAGCCACCCTGTCCCATGAAGTTGGCGCGACTGCCCGGACGACTAATTGGACTCAGTGTTTGATCGTAGTGACTGGGATCAGCAAAACCTTTGATGTTTTGATCTGGCCTGGCCTGGCCGATGGCTCCTGTGTAGTATTTCACAGTCTCATAAGCAATGGTCATGGTGTTCTGCATGGTGCCAGCACCTTCAGCATAGGAATACTGATCATGTGCAAAATTGGTTATCAAGGGATTGACCAACACATATGTTGCTGTCTTGTGTTGATCCATGCCGGTGATCTGAATGTCCAGAAAGAATGGCGCCTTACCCGAAGGGCCTGATGTGCCATCGTTGTAGGCTTCGCCAATGTATCCCCAATCGTTCACATTGCCCACACGTTGATTGTCATAGATGTCGCGAATATTGTATCCAAATCCTGTGACCTTGTTGGCGCTTTCACCTAGACTGCCATTGTTGCCATTGGCCAGTACTTCGTTATACTGTTGAGATGCATCTTTGTAGTAGTAGTTGTAGTAAGCGTACCACATCTTGCGCACATTGTCGCCGGCGTCATCGTGGAACACAATAGTTACAGGATCATAATTGATCTTGGTCTGTACCACACGTTTGCGATTGTATTGATTGAGAGTTTCGTTGGCAATTGTGAACTTGGGTAGATCCACAGTCTTGACCACATAACTCAATTGTGAGTTGCCAGACACTCCAAGATAGGCCCCTAACCCAGGAACACCTGCAAAATTGAGTGTAAAACTAACGTGAAAAAGGAACTTGTACCGAGGTTTAAGTTCAAATGAGTTGGGAGTAAAGACCTTGCTTGCGTGAGTGTAATCACGCAAGGCATTAACGTCTGTAAATCCTTGCCAGAATTGTTGACCAAATGTTGGCATGGCTCGGCCCTTAGGCGCCTAGGCCAACACCTGTTACTGCGCCACCAATGGTGCGACCAAGTCCTGTGGCAATAGCACCGATACCACCATCGTTCACACTTGTCTTGGTCTGTGCGGCGTTATCGTAAGCAATGTTCAAGTTGATTGTGACACCTTCGTTGGTACCATAGTTGAGTTCACCATAGTCAGCGCCCTTCAAGTAGCAACCATACAGTTCCCAGTTCTCAAGAACTGTGGGTGTGTCTGCACCGTTACCGCCATCAAGAATTTGAATTGTGGTCATGAACTTGTAGTCAATACCAGCCGCGGCACTTGCTTGTTCCAAAAAGTCCAGTTGTTTCTGCATTTGCTCTCCAACTAGAGTCATAACGCTACCCGATGCGTCATCACGTACTGAGCATGCGATATCAGCCCAGGTGTGACGACCGGCCAACTTCAGCGTTGAGTTGTAGATTGGTAATGCGATTTCTTCAAATGTTAGATTGGGTCTTGCCACGCTGACAACTTGTTTGGTCATTTCTGTTGTGCTATTAGTTACACCAAAATTTTGAAACAATACTCTAAATCTATATTTGAGTTTGGGCATCAACAGGCCCTGGGCGCTCGCGGATTGATCGCTTGCCAGCGGAACTGTCATTTTGTTTAGTGATGCACTTGCCATTTGTTATCTCCTATATGTTTATTTACCTGAAACGGAGGCCGAAAAATCAGCCCCCAGTTTCATTATTGTCCGGCAGCAATTGCCCCAGTGTTCTTGATACGCAATGGAATATAGATGAATTCCACGGCTTTTACTGGCTCAATAGCAACGTCTACCCACAATTCATTGCGGTCAATACGTGCAGGAGTGTTGTTGCTCAAGTCACAAACAACCAGGTAATCATACAAGGCACGTTTGGCCACCAAGTCAATCATGAGACTGTTCACACTGTTGGTGATTTGATTGCGTGTGATTGTGTCGTTGGGTTCAAACAGGTACAGTTTGCCAATTTCTTCCAGGCGTCCACGCAAGAAACACACCAAGCGAGCCACGTTGATACGATCCAGTGCTGTTGTTGTAGCAGTGGTGGTCTTGTTTCCAAAGTTGGTAATACCAATTCCAGGAATAAACGTGATTGGATTAATGTTACGCTCGTACAAGATATCGCGCACTGATTGACTTACGCCAATCTGATTGAACTCGCCTGTTGTGGCATCGATGTAACCAATTGAGATAGCGTTGTCGACAACACCACGACGTGTGCCAGCTGGCGCCAACCATGGATAACTTGCGGCATCACTGCGCAGGATAGTACGAACCATCATGTGACTCGGAGGTTGAACCACTGTGTTGCCGCCAAGGTCGCTGGTCTGGCAACTGGGATAGAACACGCCGCAATAGTTGCTGGTCAAGATGTTGCCATCACCATTGGGTTGTCCCAGACCGTTGTTGTTGGTAGCAAATGCCACTAGGCTGTTGCCATCAGGGCCCAAACGCATTGGTGTATCGCCCACCACAAACAAGGTGTTGTTGCGCTCGTTGCTGAGTGCAATCATGTTTG